CCAGCTTCCAGAAATAGTTTCATCAATATTTTTTCTTGGTATGTTTGTATCAATATCTATATCAGGAATTTTACCGCTAACCTTTTTTACTAAATTAACAATATTTATTTTTGCTTCAGATAAAGAAGCATCAGGAATTATTGGGCAAGCATTAAATTCAAAGCTACCAGTGATTTTATTTACTCCAGTATAATTTCTATTTGCTACTAATATTTTGCTTATAGTTTTTATATTGTCTTCACTTATACCTATTTTAGCTGGGTCAAACATATCATATAATCTTGACCAGTTAGTGTTTAATCTTTCAGCAGTTATTTTACCTGCGTCTGCATGAACATCTTGAAATACATGAAATATTGTTGGAATACTCATTTTAATTTCTCCTTAAATATATTTCCAAACTTTATTAATTTTTACATAAGGAATAGCAGATTTCCAAATACCTGCTACTTTAACAAAAACGTTAGCTTCAAGCCATTGCCCAGAAACCTTAACCCAACTTTTAATCTGCTCTATAATTTCTGGTAATTTTACAAATAGACACATCTTGTTTTCGCAGTCTCCCTGCGTGTCGCCCAGATAAATCATATTAAACATCTCTGGAGTCATTATAATACCTCAATATTATCAAGATAGCAAAGCGTTCCTAATCCTTTTGTATAAAAATGAATGTAGTAAACACCAACTCCAAGCGATTTGGTAAGCTGAATATCCTGCCAAGAGCCAGTCGTTGTTAATGGTGTAGCGGATTCAAGCAGATTGCCATTACTATCATAAAGTAACATCATCAAAGTCGGATTGTGAAGTCCTGTAAGATAAGCCTTAGCTTGAACTGTTATATCTTTAGCCGAATTTAAATTTAGCATTGTCGTCCAAACAGCTGTTCCTACTAATCTAATAGCATAAGACCCAGCATATTTCTTTTCATCTACGATACTTCCCGTAGAAGGCAAAATTGATTTTGTCAAAGTAAATCCCTGACGCATTCTGGGAGTGAATTTCAATGTAGCTAAATCCTCTGGGCAAAATCCTGTGTTATATTCAGTCATTTTAGGTTAACCTCACTAAACACCTGCCAGAATAACTATATCCACTTCCATCAAGATAAAGCCAGGGAATAGTATCAACATAAACGATATCTCCCTTTGCTAATGGACAGCCACTTCTTCCTATATTCATAACCCCGTCTAATTGACCAAAAGTTCTGGTGTCTGTCCAAAACCAAACGGGAGTTTCATAAATCATGAATTTCCCATCACCAGTAGCAATAAAAAACGTGTCAAAATTTTGATTATTGAGTGATTCACCACAATATCCACAAGCAAACGGCAAAACAGTGGAGTTATTTCCATTATTATCAAATAAAGCCCTCCAACTATTACCATCATCAGTTGCATAATCATAATTACGCCGACCTAAATTATTATTCCCTTTAGCAGAAGCTGGTGTGCATATTACAATCGGTTGATTTTTAGATTCATCAAATCGCTTTGGCTGTCCAACATAAGAAGAAAAAGCAACGCCAACTTGTATCAGTATAAATCTTAAATTATTCAGCATAAGTTTATAAGCTTGAGCAGCTTTTCTGATATATAGCAAATTTGTCCCGCCAGAACCTTTAGTTAACGACTTGCCTACTCCAACATGGTTTACAGCATCCCATCCTTCCCATAATTCTATGATTGCATAGCCAACATAATTGTCATCTACTTTCAGATAGAACAATGAATTTTCAGTTGGGCTATCATTTTTATAGACATGACAATTAGTTCCAGCGGCATCATCGTAAATAGACCACTTGTCGTTCTTGACAAGCTGGGTATCAAGCATAGCAATTAGCCCGCCGATACTGTTATTTAATGTTCCTTCATATACAGCCATTGCTATTCACTCCTAATATTCAAACCACAAATCTCCATCTTGACCATCAGCGGGGGTCGGGCTGACATCGGATATGAAAATTGTTCTACCAATTTCTATCCAACCTTCTTTTTTGTCTTTTACAAATATTTTATTATTTTTCTTATCTATCCATAAAGCATTATTTAATCCTTCATTTTCTTTTGGAGGTCTATCATACACCAATAAATTATTTTTTAAATCTTCAATATCAAACTTTAGGTCTTTTTTGTTCATTTATCACAGCTTTTAGAGAAGAAACTAATGAATCCGCTTGTTCAAAATTATCAAAGCAAAGTTTATTTAGGCTAACATTAACCAAGGCACTGTTAGTTTCATCATCATCATATTCAATAGATTTAAGCTGAATTTTCTTTACATTATAAGGAATAACAAAAGTAGCACATACATCGTTAATTCCATTTAGAGAAATAACATACGGGTCAGAATCAACAAAACTCCATACGCCACCTAAATCTGGTTTGTAAAATGAAAAGATAAATGTAATATCTCCATCGGCTAATTCATTTTCTCCTTTAGCATGTATTATAATAGATGCACCTATTGAATCAGATAAATCAAAAAACTTACTGTCTGGAACAACTGCTGGTGGGGGCGGAGGAGGCGGTGTTTCACCACCAGACTCAACAGTCAATGGGTGCGGATAAGTGTAGGGAGTATAGTAAAGTTCCCAAGCATCGTCATGCCACCTATACAACTTATTTTCGTCTGTCGCCCACCAACCAACACCTTCAGTCGTGCATGAAGCTGGTCTATCTTCTATTAATCCTACCCCTATTCCAGATGAACCATCAAAATTCTCAACCTGCTTAAAGCAATGCACATCCCATCTCGGAACAACTCCCTTTGGTTCTCCATAATCCCATGTCTGTGGTATATCATAATTATATCTTACCGAACCATTTATACTCTGATTCCAGTAATAAGAGTCAGACACATGTTGGGGCTGCCCAGCAGTATTTGTTGCTGGTGGATTCAAGGTATCATCATATTCTTCTCTGGCTTGTCCAGGGAATCCAGAAGATGCGTTTAAAGCACTATTATTAAAAATTATTGCCTTTCCACCTCTATGGTCAAACACCTCCATTGTTTTATTATTACAGTTAATGGTATTCTCGTATATTTCTGCCCCCATGGTGGATAAATTTCCGCCTGTCCCCATATTACCATGTATATCAAACCAAGGCCAAATAGCCTCTGATGTTCCTAAATAATGATATATATTATACCTACTACAATAACGTCCACCTAAACCACCTTCATTACTCGAACTACCATCGCCTAAATATATATCATTGTCTTCATAGTATCTGTTATTGGAAGTCCCATAATTAAAAGTAAAATTATTCCAAGTTGTTGCATTGTAAGCAAAATCAAGAATAAGAAAACTACCCACACTTGACCTTAACACATTATTATCAATAACCCCATATATTTCACCTTGAAAAATCATCACAGCACCTTTAGAATTCTTAATTTCACAATGGTCAAGCCTAAATTGGGTTACTGGAGTTAAAGAATCATTTTTTGCCATAAATGTAAAACGATTGCTATTACCATCAAGTATAAAACCCGATAATCTAAAAGGTTTATCTACTTGGTCAGATGAAGGCACATAAGCAACTAGAAAACTAGGAGGGTCAAAATAATCAACACCAGAAGCAGCACCCGATTTTATTGTAGTTCCTCCAACCGTAGCTGCTTTCAATATTATTCCCTTGGTTATAATCAAAGCTTGAGACCAAGTAGCTTCCCCGTCTGGGACTATTACTGTATCACCAGGATTAGCTATCGCTATCGCTGCCCGCACATCCCCTAATGAACAACTATTTGCATATAAAACCTCTCCTTGTTCTGGTTCTTGCTCAGGTTCACCACCTCCTTCAGTAGGAATAATATCACCACCATTCATAGTTACATAATCATTAAATAATTTTTCTCTAATTTCTTTCATTTATTTCTCCTTGTATGTTATTGATATAATCTAACACCTTTTCTTCTATAAAATAAAGTTAATCCATTCAAAATAAAATTAGATACACTATCTCCAGAAATAGTAAATCTAAATAACCCACCTGTCAATCCAGCACTTAATGCTTTTCTCAATAATATATTAGCGGCTGCCCCACAATAAACTTCTCCGCAATAAATATCATCTCCACAATAAACAGGAATAACACCTGTTAAAGGATACATATACTTTTCAGTAGAATAATTTATTTCAAAAGCTATCTGTAAATCATCTTCTCCATCAGTAAAATAGTTCAGCTCTGCATAGCGAAGTAAATAAATTATGTTAGCAATAGTTGTTTTAACTTTCCTGTCAGTCATAAAAGAAAACCAACCACTTTGAATTTCAATAGGTATAGCATACCCATCATCAGTAGATTCACTATCCAATAAATAAATATTTCCATCATCACTACCACTCATAATTCCAATAGTTCCATCGTCTTTATGATATTGAGCTAAACAATATAAGTTATGATTAGGATAAGAAAATTCAGTCCAGCCAACATAAGCAGGAAAATTAAAAATAGAGATTGGTTCTGTTAGATTTAAAAAAGGAATGAGTAAAGTTCCAACCATAAACTTTGGGGTTAAACCAGGTGGGGTAGCTAAAAACCTTATTTGGTTTTTATTCGGTAGATAAGCAGCAGACCAGTATTCTTTATTTCCATCTTTCACATACCCCATTTCAATTAATTTTTGAGCAATAGTTTTTGAAATTGGTGTTAACTCATTTCCATTAAAACTATACCAACCATTCTGTGATAAGAAAATTACTTTATCTTCTAATGCAATAATTTGCCCAGCAGCAATATTGCCAACATCATACTTTGAGCTGGTTAATCTTTTTAACTCGAAATCACCATAAATAGTAAAGAATTTACTTTCTTTAAAAACTACTAACACATCTTGCAAGGCAGCAATTCCTGTTATCTCTTCACCATCACCTCTATCAAAGTATTCATAATTTTCTGCTGGTATAGCTTCAGCATTCCCAATCTTTGAATAAACAACTAAAGATTCTCCATCAGTTTCGGCAGGACAATTAGCATAAAAAACTCTGTCTTTATAAATAGTTAAATATTTAGCTGCTGGCGGAACAAAGTTATCCCAATCTGCCATAATACCTAAATCACTATCTAAAGCATTGTCAACATAATAATTGGTCTCATTATTTACTTCTGTTACAAAAAAGAAATCTACTGGTTCTTCTCCAGTAGCTAAAGCAAAAGTTCTATAAATCTCTATTTTATCTACTTGTGGGTCAGTAGAAGCAGCATAACTTACTTTTATTTTTTTATCAGATACTTCTATTGTATCGGAAATAGGTGAAGGATTACTATATAAATTAAATGAAGATGATTTATAAATATAGATATAAGCATATTTTCCAGTAATAGCTCCAGCCGCATCTTCAGCTAATGTAGGAGCATTTGTGGGTGGCTCAATTCCAACTGAATAAGGAGTCTTATCAACTATTTTTATATTATCATCAGTCCCATTAGAACAATAGCAATTATTCTTATAAGTAATAAAAGACATTCTTTTTTTAGAAAGAGTAAATTCTAAATTAACCCAATCTGCCCCATCATGTAGCCATAATTTATTATTTGTATTACTCAAGTTAACAATAATATAATTACCATAAGAAGAATAGTAATTATA